TGTAAGTTGAGCCTTTGCGGCCTTTTGAAGTGTTCCGCGTACGTGTACGTGTCCCGATGCTACTTCCTTGATTGCAGGCATTTTTGATATTGGTCTGCAGCCTTTTGGCGGACACATCAATACCGTCACGCACAGCGTTGAGCGCCGCCGTGCGGATCTTGGCTTTGAAGAATTCACTGCTGGCGCTCATGCTGTATCGTCGCTTTCGTCCTCGACACAATCCGCGATCACGTGGCCCATGTGGTAGCCGGTATAGACGAACGTGCCAGGATCAAGAATACCAACCACACGCAGGAGCTTGGAATCAAAGACCAGAATATCGTCAGCCTGCAGATCCACGCCCGGCTTCAGATAGACCTTGTGCGATATGACCAGCTCTTCGCGGCCATACTGCACTGGCTCAGACGCAGATTGAGGCTGCACGAATCCAACGGCAAAGCCTGCTGTGGTCTGCAAAGATCGCGTCGGGAAGCCGGTAGCATCCACAAAGACAATAGGCCGCTCGCGGTCCAGGCTGATGCCATGCGTGTCAATCAGTGTCTCAACGCTCACGACTTCCGATCCACATACTGGGCCAAGAGTGCAGCCACTTCGCCGTTGCCCACGATCGGGTCTTGCGATCGACTGTAGGAGTACGATCCAATCGACTCGCTGGCGAGCGTGTTGTTCTGCTTGCGGTCGTTGTATGCGTACTGCACCAGCTTGATACAGGCTTGGGCCAAGTCGGCTGGAATCGCAGTCAGCCCGTTGTATCCGGCTTTGTAGTCCACGCGGATGCCAGCGAACGTATGCGGCATCGGCAAGCCTGCGTCGGTGCGACGGCCATAGAAGATCATGTCAGCCGAATCCACAAACTCGAGCGTGGCCCGGTCATCATGGATGCGATACGGAATATCATCTCGGTCAGGAAAGTAGATCTGGGCAGAGTTGAGCATGACGTTCACGCCGCCCATTCTGAACAGATCCTCGCTCAGACAGTCGGTGCCAAGCGTAGCATTGAAGCCATCAAACGAATTGATATGAGACACTAGGCCCGCAGCGGTCTCTTTGCCGTTGGCCGTGAATTCAAAGTGGGTGTGGGTCTTGGTCCCACTGGAGTCATGGCGAGTTAGTTCCAGGCGGTCATCTTGCACTTCGACCACAGCACGCAGATCGCTGGCCGTGTCGCTCGTCACCGTGAACGCCAACTTGTTGCCGATGGCCACACGTGTCACAGCCGAGACTGGGAAGTTGCGAAGCCGAAGCGTACGCTGGCCGCTGCCGTTGTAGGCTTCTCGGTACGTCTGCTCTCGGAAGTTGCGATCGCAGTAGTTTTCGATGCGGGTTGATTCCGCATTGATCAAACGCTCGAGCAGTGCATCATCAGTCGAGCTGGTGATGCCCATGTATGTTTTGACGTCAGCGAGACTGACCAGAGCGTTGTCTGCGAGTGCCATTGGATCTCCTGAAAGAATGGGTCTGGCCGCCTTTCGACGGCCAGCCCGTGTTGGGTCTTAGATCACACAATGACGCGAGCGGTCATGCTCGCAGCAGTTGCAGTGATCGGAGCCTCGGAATTCCGTGCAAGGAAAGCCGAGACTGAGCAATCAGCAGTCTCACCGGGATCAGCCACAACGGTGATGTAGCGCTTGCGACCACGGAGGTCAACAAAGAAATACGCTTCATCTTCGCCAGCGGCTGGCGTGGTGATGGATGCGGTGGCTCCGCTGATGTCTGCTTGGCCGGAGCCGGAGGCATCAGATTCTTGGAGCTTGCAGTTGGTGAAAGCGGCACCAGCGCCACCAGAGCCGAACACTTGCACGACCAGGTATGAGGCGTTGTTGGTGTCGATCTCGAATCCTGCATCGGATCCATCGACGGTGAGGTTGTAGTCAGCGTGAACGATGTTTTGGACATTGATCATGGGAACACCTCAGGAAGTTGTCAGGCCGACAATAGCACCAGCGTTGGAGCCATCACCGACATCGTGGGCCACAATGTCAAAGCGGGTCGTGCCACGCACGCCGATTTGATCATTCTCGAAGTACCGATCTTCGGACACAGCAACCTCGGTTGGCCGACGGTCGCCCATCGTGCAGCCAAGATCAAGAGCGCCGAAGTAGGCGGAAATGGTGCTTCCGGCCGAAGCCTTTGGCAGAACGTCACACAGCACGACTTCGTATCCGAAGAGTTGCTGAGCAGTCACACCGGCAGCGAGAGTTGCTGGAGTGTTGCCGCCAGCGGTTGCCAGCAGGTCAAGCACGACGGTGTGGTAGAACTGGGTGCTCATGTACCACTTAGGAGTGGAACGGGTGAACACGTACTCAGGTGCAAGGCCGACAGTAGCAGCAAGATCGCCGATGTCGAAGTTGGTCCAAGCGGCTCCACCATCGTGCTGTCCAGCAGATCCGACGGAGTTTTTCAGACCAACAATGCCACCGAAGCTCGAGGTGCCATCACCGTTGAAGCCAGCGTCATCTTCCTTGTTGGCGAATGCGTAAGCGATCTCGCCGGAGATGTAGTCACCGAGATTGACGATGGCATCCTCGGCCAGCTCGCGGCTGTACCGGGTCAGCACGCCAAACTTCTTGGCGACCAGGTTGACTTGATCGAAGGTGTTGTCCGACTCGGTGACGCTTGCGCCTTCACCAACTGAGTACGCGGTGAGGCCACCGGCACGACGGTTGATCAAGAGGCTGTCACGGCTCATGTTGAGCACGCGAGTGTTTGCACGGAACTTGCCGAACTCGGCACGCAGGTCGATGATCGCTTGATCCAGCTCTTCAGGAACCAAGAATCCACCGAGCGAGTTGTTGCTTTCGCTGTGTGCCTTGGCACCGTAGCGATCGCTAACCCACTGCTGGGCGGACTTGTTGCCCATGGCGCTGAGGTAGAACTGACCAAGGCCGTATGCGGTCTCGGCGTCGTTCAGGTGCTTCAGCTTGCCTTTGAAGGCAGGAGCAGTCACGACAGGAGTGGAGGCAGCCACGCGGCGGCGGCCTTCGTCTGCGTGCTTCTTGGTCAACTTGTAGAGCTCGGCCGCGACTGACTTGGCCTTCTTCTCATCTTCGTCCTCCTTGTCCATCTTGATGGATGCGGATGCCACTTCTTCGGCGACCTCTTCCCGAACTTCGGCAGCCTCGTCCTTCTCTTCCATTTCAAGAGCAGAAACAAGGTCAGCCAGAGTCATATCAGGCTTGAGGTCAACCATCATCTTTTTGCGAATGTCTTCGCTCATGGTTGAATCCTTTTGATTAGAAACTTGATTAGATCGCTCTGGCTGGGTCGTGGATGCCTGCTCTGCTTCTTCACCTGCCTGCCGACAGTTGACGCTCTCAGGAGTTTCGCACGATGCCTGCGAACAGGAACACAGATCGGCGACGTTGCCGTTCTGCTTGAGTTGTTTGGCGACACGGATGGCCAGTGCATCCTCGTTCATTGGGAGCGGTGCCACGCTGTATTCCAGGATGCGGCTTTTGCTCACAATGCGGCGGATGTCCTCGGTGCCGTATCGCTTGAAGTCTTTCTGGTTGGGCTGACGCACTTGGATGTACGCAAAGCCGATGGAGAATGCTTTCACAATCGGCGGATCTGAAGCAAACATGGCAAACACTTCATCCGGTTGCCATCGTCCGTCGTAGCCTTCTGGCCGCTCTGGGAACTGCGTCGTGGCGATGATGCCGTTATCCGCATGCTGGATGCTGGTGCAAACGCCACACGGTTGGGCATAGTCGTGGTTATAGAACACGGTGCCGGTCTTCTTGAAACGCGAGAAGTCGATGCCTTCTGGCACGACCACTTCGCCTTCCTCGTCCACGCGGTCAGTTGTGATGTAGGCCACCACGGATCGCTTGGGCTGGTCGATCTGCAGATTCTTGATCTGCAACTCACGCCAGACGGTTGGCGTGTCGCTCTTCAATCCATATTCCACTGGGTCAAGATCAGTCAAGGTCAATCCTCAATCAGCACCGGGAGAATGTCACAGCGGCAATTCGGGTGCAGCGGTGCACCTTGAACATCACCATATCGGACAGTGAAAGAGCCGCCTCCAGTTGTGATGGTGTCGCCCATCTTCCAGAACGGCTCGTCAAGGTTGTAGACCTTCGCGGTGCCACGCTTCGCAGTCTCAGCGCAGAACGGGCAGGCACCTGCGGCCAGCATCCATTGCTTGCCACGCACCACGTTGGATTCTTGCCAACCAAGCCGCTCACCTTCGACGAAGGCCCGGGCGGATTCAGTGCGAGCCACGACGGTCGCACGCTCTGGGCTGAATGCGTAGTCCTTTGCAATTTCGTCAGCAATAGATTGGACACTTTCGCCTTGCTCAAGGCCGCGAGCAATCACAGTACGGACACGCAGCAAAGAGGCCCGCGTGGCTTCGCTGGCAAACTGCTGGGCGTATGACTCGGCAAAGCTGGCCACGCGCGGGTTGAACACATCAAACGCCGTATCGACGCCAACCTCTGCCAAGCCGAACTGGCCACCGGATGCAGTAGCTTCGGCCATTGGACCAAGCACGGCTTCGCGGTAGTCCGCCTCGACCATGCCAAGCGAGCTGAGCAGGTTGAGCAGGTCAGCAGG